CAGAGACGAAACTCTGGTTCACAAACGATTCTTTTTGGGTTAGCAGCCCATCAAGTCTTAACGCAAGCTCAGAAGAACCTACGTAAAGCCTCGGATGGCCTCCACTCTCATGTTAAGAGGGGGGTCGAAGGGCTAGGGGAGCCTGCGCGTGTCGGTGACACAGCACAGTCTACGATGCTTAATTGCGTCCGAGACATATTGTCCACGTTCGGTTATAAACACCGTCCCAAGGTATTCAATCCTATAATAGGAGTGAAAGAATGGTCTACACAACTTATGCAAGCTATTGTAAACCGAAGTGTCCGCCCACCCAAAACATCGGGTAGGTTTGGTCGGATATTATATAATATTCTCCGGCCCGGAAGACGTACCACTCAAAGAGAGTGGAGGTTCCTGTGGTCACTTCATAAAATGGTGAGCGAAATTGAACTTAGCGCAGCAGACAAAACATCTGCATACACCAAACACAAATCAGCACTCACGCAAAAACATTCACGTTTGTCCCCAAGGACCACTATAGCTATCGAACAAACTGTTGATAACCTTTTCCCAAAAGGTTGGGATAGCTCCTTGGACACCACACACATTTATTCACACACAGTAAAGGCACGCCACGGTCATTGGACTGAACCCGACAACAACATCGTCGAGGCAGTTGCAATACCCGATAAGGGAAAGTTCCGCATTATCACGAAACCACATTGGAAGCATGATCGCTTCAAGTACCTGCAAAAGGCACTTTGGAAACGTATACGGAAATCCCCACTTATGGTGGTAGATGGCCCTCTTACTGATTCACATTTAGACTCATTGACAAACGATGGAGACTGGATATCCGGCGACTATTCAGCCGCAACAGATAATTTGAACATAAACGTTCCATACACCATACTTTCCCGCATTTTAGAGCGGTCAGTACGGCTGACGGAGGCACAAAAACAAGATGCCCTCGACGAGGTTGGACGCCATTTGGTCAAATATCCAGACAACACCACCATCACACAATCATCAGGTCAACTCATGGGGAGCCTCTTGTCATTTCCACTGCTTTGTATTGCCAATTTGGCAACACTACCTGCGGACACACCGTGTTTAATTAACGGTGATGACATACTCTTTAGAGGAACCAAACAATCATTCACACTGTGGAAGACGGCCGCACGAAGAGTCGGCTTTATTCTTAACGAGCGTAAAACATACATCCACCCTAGATTTGCTACCATGAATTCTCAATGTATTCTGGATGGCAAAATCCATTCCTGGGCCAATTTAAAGATGGCCAGGCATTGGGATGGGTCCGCTTTTCTTCAAAGTGGACTTTCTATAGACACATACAAAAGACGAGTACAGCAGTATCAAAGGGC